AAATCGTGAAAATGCACTGAAAAATAAGGATTTATTCCTGCTAAGGGAGTAGGGCGTGTAAAAAGCGCCGCGGAGGTTCAAATCCTCTCTTCCGCGCCAACAGAAAGCCTTGAAACCATTGTTGTTTCAAGGCTTTTTGCATTTTTGCCTATTTGTTTTCGCATTATTTGAGCAGCTATAAATAGAACGCTCGTTTTATATTTATGACCATCAATGACAGTCGATGACCTAAAATGATGGCAATTTTGATGGCAAAAAGAGGATGCTCGTCTGAGCATCCTCTTTTCACATTTTTACTTCACCGCGGTCGGCAGCCCATGCGCACCGAGCTGCCGGTCAAACGCACCTCCGCGGTATGCGAACACAAGCGTTCGTACCTGATCATGGCTGAGGTCAATCACGTCACCGTTGCCGGTTGGATCGCTGCCATCGCCTCCTATGATGTCGGCATTCATCAGTGCCTCAATCGTTGGCCGGAACATTTCCGGGATATCCTTCAAATACTTATATCTCACTTCGTCCTCCTCGGCTCTTGGCATCTCTGCCGGATACTTTCCTGCGCGTACCATGCTGTTCGTGTACTTCCCGTGCTCGTCCCATTGAATGTGCGGGCTGTCCGGGAAATTCACCCAGCGGCCTCCCCAAGTGAAGCCAATCTCCTCGGCGAGTTCTCCAACGCGGCGAAAGAATGCAGCGTCATCATACTCGTTTCCCTTGACATTTTTGCAAAAATCAAATGCAAGTCCGGGAGGCCCGTGAAACGATACAGTCTTGCTGTTTGTCACAATACTGCCCTTGGCGGTTCTCCCCTGCGCATAAAGCGCTGACTGATACTCGTTGTCGCGCAGCGTGCTTGTGATCAATACGCTCAGCCCTTCCGCAGCTGCGCGCTCGATCAGGATGCGGCAGTTCGCCGCGACGTCTGCGCGCAGATCTTCAATGCGTCTGCTGTCAATCATTTTAGCGTCTCCACGGCGCTCTGGACGCTCTCCACGGTGCTCTGCACGCGAGAGGCATCAACCTTGCCCTCAGCCAAGATGTACGTCACAGCGCTCACCAGCGCCATCACAGCGCCGGAGATCGTGTCTATGTCGCTTGCGTCTGCGCCGAGCGCCAGAGCGATTCCCGTGGCCACGCCGGCGATCGCCATCCAAAGCTTGCGCGAGGATAGCTTTCTCAAAATATCTGCCATATTCCCTCCTATAAATCCACGGTGCCCGAATTGGGCACATTTTGCGATTTACCGAAAATCGAACCATCGTTATGCTCGAAAATGTTACTCATGACCTTGCTGCAGATCAGAGCGAGCATCAGCTCGACAATAGGCTTGGAAAGCTCCTGCATCGTGTAGACCTGCCCGAGCCTGACTGTCGCATAGGTGGCAAGCGCATAGCTCCAAGTGGTCCAAACAATACATGCCTTCACGATCCACACGAACAGAATGCGCGTGACGCTCGCTGTTTTATCCGCTGTCAGACCTTCTTGCGTTTTACATGGAAAGATGCGCCCGAAGCAAAAACCGCACACAACGCATAATAACGCGCCCAAAACTGCGTATATCATAATCCTGCCACCCAAGCAAGGAATGCTCCGACAACGGCAGCGATTAGAAGATCAAGCAGCTTGTCCCATTTTTCTGCCGGCTTTGCTTCCAAAGCGTCAACCTTCTTGTCGATCGTGTCGACCTTCTTGCCTATGCCTTCCTGTTGGCTCGCCATGACGGCCACGCTCTGCGCAAGGGACTGTATCGCTGTTGTTTCCTGTTCGAGCTTTTCAATGCGGTGCATATTGCTTTTGCTGCGCGATTCCGTCTCGGCAAGCTTCACAGCAAATTCTTCATTGGTCATTCTGCCCTCCTTCGCAGATCGGGCATATTATCCTGCCCTCCGGGACGATTGCCCCACAGCAGACACAGCGGTCTGCCGTGGGATCATCGATTATTCTGTTGATAAACGCATCAAGCGCAGCGCGCTCATCGCTTATTTCCGTGAGCATTTCATAGCTCCTTCTTATTCGCTTTCGTAAGCGAAAGTTAAAATGCTGCGATTGCGAAAGCAAGTTTTCTCCGCAATTCGCTTGTGTCTTCTCCAAGGCGTTCAAGCCTCGTCAAAGCCTCGTCTGCAATATCAAGCAGAATACGGTTCTCCTGTGATTTCTTCGTACTCTGCTGCGGTAATCCACTTACCGACGCTGTTGTAGACACGCTGTTTGCTCCAAAGTCCGCTGTCGTAGTAGTCTTTGACAAGCTGAAATTTCGGGCTGTGTTCGTTCTTACTCATCGATGTCAACCCCCGTTTCCATAGCGATATAGTCGATGTCTGCCCTTGCCTTTGCGCTTACTTTCGGCAAGTTCATTTCGAGAAGATAGTTGTTGTACTCTTGCGGAGTGAACGCATATTCATCGTATTCGTACAAGCCATCTTCGATTTTCACGATGTTGTTATGCACATACACCGCGTCAGAGAAAATCAGCACTTCTGCGTTTGAGTTCCCCTGATGTCTGCAAGCATCATACATTGTGACGCCCTCCTTATGATATTTTTCAAGTCGTTGATATTTACCGTTTCGTAGTATTTCTTTCGCAGACCGAACGAATTAGTGTATAGCATACAGGATGAGCGAGATATGAAGCCAGATGCTTCTTTGAATGATATTTCTTGCTTTCTCGCTTGTGCCTTTTGTATTCGTCTGCTCTGCCGCATATAGGCTAATGCTCTTCGTTTTCGTATTGTCGCAAAACCGACCGCAAAACATCTTCCGACAAAATCGATTTTTCTTCCTATTCCGTTCTTATACACCTTGAATAGTTGGTAGTTTTCTTTAATTTTAAGACCAAGCAAGCAAAGATATTGCATAATCTCTTTTGCCGCTTTGTGCAACTTTCTTTTGTTGCTACCAACAATCACACCGTCGTCTACATATCTAACATAGTGACGAACGCCGTCTTGCTCAGTCACAAACCTGTCCAACGATTGCAAATAAAATTCTGCAAGCCAAGGAGAAGTATAATTGCCAATCGGCAGACCTTGTTTGTGAGAGTCGATAACCGTGAACAGAATATCGAGAGCCTTTTTGTCTTTGAATTTTCTATGTAGTTTTTCCTTTAGCTTATCGTGCGGTATAGACGGATAAAACTTTTTGATGTCGTATTTGAAACAATACTTTGCGTGTTCCGCGTCTCGCGTTGTCGCTCTGCTAACGCCTTTTGCAGCCCTCGATATTCCTCTGCGCGGCATATTGCCGCAGCTCCAATAGTATGAGCTTCGCATGAATATCGGTCTAAGTATCTGCATGATTGCGTGGTGAGCGCATTGGTCAGGATAAAATGACGGTATCATTATTTCTCGTTTCTTTCCTGATAAGCCGTCAACAATAACCTTCGGCCGGTAGGGAGTGGTGAAATCAAGTCTTTGAAATCTATCGGATAAGTCCTGCGCGTAGTAATCGATGTCTGCCAATATGCGCTTCACATTTGTTCTGCTTCTTTTGTGCCGTGAAGCGTTTATGATTGATTCTTTGCAATTTTCAACAGACACGATTTGCTCGTATATAAAACCTATGCGCTTCATTTCTTTTGTTTCTTATGCTCCTTTCGAGAGTGAACCTACTAAGAACATTCCCTATAAACAATTTTTTGCCAAGAGGCACGGCGACGATAAACAATCTGCTTGATAACAAAAGTAGGCGAGAGCCGTTGTTCGCGTTCGCGTTCGACGAATCGTTGTTCGCATTGAAAGCGAAAGCTCCATCGATAGAACCGTTATTCCAGTTGCCACTGCGTTTGACAACACGCCAACGAAAAACAAAGCCCCGAACAGTATCATCGGTCGCCTTGTAATATCACTGACCTAAAGCGGGGGAGGCGTCCCCCGAACCCCCTCAGGGGGAAATATAAAGAAGGCGAGAGCCGCTGTACCCGCTCGCGTCCGACGAACCGTTGTTCGCAGTGAAAGCGAAAGCCCCAGCGATAGAACCGTTACGCCAGAGGCCACCGCGGTTGACAACACGCCAACCTGTGCTGCTCCAAGAGCCATCGCAAGAGAATGTGGAGTCGCTTGCACCGACAGCGTTCGGCAGCATAACGGTCGGATAGCTCGCATCGCAGCCGAAAGTCTTAAAGTAAGACGATGACCAGTTTGTTTGACCGTTGAAGCCAAGCTGAACATAGTTTTCGATTGTATCGTCTGCATACGATGTTCTTGTGTTGCAGAAGTAGTATTTGCCGTCTTGCCAGTTAAGTCCGTCAAACCACTCCCAAACATTGCCCCACCAACCTTCGATGTAGCGATACACGATGTCTGTACTGCCATCTGTTCCGGCAGGTCTGCCGCTAACGATGCCACCGCAAGAGCCTGTGGCAATAGCAGCACTATTACCGTCGCAATAACCTCTGCCGATTACGCTCTGCGAGTTGTATGATGCCGTTTCGACAAGCATTAATATGTTCACAGCAGAAACAACCTGAGCGTCAATCAAGCTCCAACCGCAACCCTTGCCAGTTGCGCCACTTCTGAACGATGCTCTCGTGAGATTAGTAAGCGGATTATAGCCACTCTTAGAAGCGTGACCGCTGACCGTCTTGTATGCGCCGACATAGAATTTTTCAGGAGTGCCGCCCGAATAAGAAACAGCAGGTACGAAACCGCTATTCTGCGTGGCGCACACCTTGATATATTCATAGCCATCTTCTTGATAACGCTTCACATAGAAGTTCGGAATTTCGACCATGACATCTGTGCCGATTGTTGTGCGGTGAATGTCTTTCCACGGTGCGATAGTATCGAAACCGCTTGAGCCAGTTTCCGTTCCGATGGTAGGTGTGAATGTGAGACCGATTGCATTATCAGTTCTTTCCCAATCGGGAGAAGAAGATGCAAGCTGTCTGCGAATACCATAGACAGGAGAATTGAATACCTGAATTGCGTATTCTTTGACGGTCTTAATGTCGATGCTCGATGTGACTGTGCCGCCACCGTTTACAACGGTAATAGTCCAC